ATATTGAAAAAGAAACTGGCGATGCAAGTACAATCTATTGGAGTGTTGAAAACAACGGATTAGGCGAAGCCGCACTTATTGTTATTAATGACTTTGGTGAGGAGAATATACCTGGACTATTTGTAAGTGAACCTATTAGAAAAGGACATGTACGTAAGTTCCGCAAAGGATTTAATACTACACATGGCTCTAAAGTAACAGCATGTAGTCGACTAAAGACCATGGTTGAAAACGATAAAATGATTCTACACAGCAAACCTTTTATATCAGAACTCAAAAACTTTGTAGCAACAGGCTCAAGTTATAATGCAAAACTAGGGCAAACCGACGATTTAATTAGTGCAACGCTATTAGCACTCAGAATGATGGATGTACTCAAGGATTGGGATCCTAGAATCTATGATACATTTAATCAGTCAGATCAGCACGGAGATTATATAGAGCCAATGCCAATCTTCGTTAGTAACAATTATTGATAAATATTAACATGAAAGACTTAAATAAAATTGGCGAAGAACTGTTTTCTAAACTACGTGGTAGATTTAAAAACATTCAAATCGGAAATCAAGAAGGTACAGTTACAAATGTACCTGGCGATTCTCGCTTCTACGACTTTGTATACGGCGATCAGGGCGGCAAAGTAAGTGTTAGTTTAGATGAAGATAGTATTGTAGTAATGTACAGTGAGAAACTTTTTTCTGAAAACGATACAAGGAAGAAAGAATGGTACGATTTTTTAAAAGAAATGAGAGTATTTGCTAAAAAGAGAATGTTAAATTTTGAAGTAAGAGACATACAAAAGTCAAACTTAGAAAAGAGAGATTACAAATTCTTATCTAATAAGAACGGAGATAACACCATGACAGAATCAACAATGTACGGAACTAGTAAAACTAGTTACCAGAATATATCAGATGCAAGAATTTGTGTGAAGCACAGTGAAAGCATTAACCAAGAATTAGCAGGCGGACGATCACAGAAGATTGGAAGCATTTACATTGAAAGTGCAAACGGCGAACGTTTTAAATATCCATACAAACATTTAAACGGTGCAAGAGCAATGGCAAGACATGTAGCAGAAGGTGGCAACATGTACGATGACTTTGGTAAACACATTGTTGGGTTATCAGAAGAAATGAATAAACTACGTAAGTTCAAAACATATATGTCAAGAAGCAGTGTCATGGCTGAAGGTCTTGCAGGATATATGGATGTTGTTAACGAGCGTCTCGAAGCAGTTAAGAGTACAGTAGCAAAACTTCAAAACAAATCACACTACACAGAAGCAACAACAAACTTTACAAGTGTTGTACTTGAAGAAGTACCAGAAGATGTAGCAACTGATTGGACTGCACAACTTACTATTAAACAGTTCAATGAAGAACTAAAAAGTGTGTTCCCATACATTTATAAATTAGTAAGTGAAGCAAATGCAATTAAAGAATTAGGACCTGAAGAACTTTTAGGTGAAGCAGATGACGACAAACAAGATAACGGGACAGATAAAATGGATGTTACTGACGCAGATAAGAAAATGAATACTCCTGCATACAAAAGAATGAAAGCAGGCGACAAACGCTATAACGATAAGACTACAAAAGATGAATCAGCAATTCCATCAGAAGCAGACATTGATGCAGGCTTTGATGAAATGATGGGTCAGTTTAGCGAAAAAGCAAAACCAGACTTTTTAGATATGGATGGCGATGGCGACAAAGAAGAGCCAATGAAAAAAGCAATCGATGATAAAGAAGATGGCGACGAAGACGAAACAGATGAAGGTAATGCATACGCACACGCAGTACGTAAAGCAAAAATGGACGGTAAGAAAAAAGGTGATAAAATAGATCATCCAGATAGTGACGAAGATGATATTACACTTGAAAAAGACCAAAACATACCGTTACCAGAAAAGATTTTATCATTGTTTGATAGAGAAGAAGGATCATTTCCAAAAGGCGAAACAGCAGTACTAACTATGGTTGAAAAAGACTATGGTGAGCAGTATATTGAGCCAGCAAAGCAATTTATTGAAAAAATACTTAGTAAGTATGAATCAGTAATGACTGGTCCAGCAGTACAAGAGATGGAAGCAGAGCATGAGCCAGAGAAGATTACACTGGCTGTAACAGCAGATATTGAAGCAATGAAAAGAGCGGCAGGCATAGGCGAGAGCGAAAGACCTGCTTCGAACACAAAATTAGACGTTAGTCAAAACGATCTTTACAAATTAGCAGGGCTATAATAGTCCTGTTATAAGTTTTATTTCTTTTTCTTTAAAAAAAGACTTGACATTGTTAGCAGTTTAGTATATAATAATAACTGTGCTACTAACAAACTAAGGCACAAAGGCTATAAGGCAATTACATAGGAGGCATTTATTATGGCATCATTAGCAGAAATCAGAGCAAAACTGAAATCTCAAGAAACGAACACTGGCGGACAACGCAGTGGCGGCGGCGACAACGCAATTTACCCATTTTGGAATATGCAAGAAGGACAGAGTGCAACACTCCGTTTCCTTCCTGATGGTAACGCAGATAATACGTTTTTCTGGACAGAAAGACTTATGATCAAATTACCTTTTCCAAGCATTAAAGGTGAACCAGGCAGTAAGCCTGTACAAGTACAAGTTCCATGTATGGAAATGTATGGCGAAACATGTACTATTCTTAACGAAGTACGTGGTTGGTTTAAAGATCCATCATTAGAAGATATGGGTCGTAAGTATTGGAAGAAGCGTTCATACGTATTCCAAGGCTTTGTAACTGAAAACCCAATTGGAGAAGATGCTACTCCAGAAAATCCAATTAGACGTTTTATTATTGGTCCACAGATTTTTCAAATCATTAAGCAGGCGCTTATGGATCCAGACATGGAAGAATTACCAACAGATTATACTGCTGGTGTAGACTTCCGTCTTAACAAAACATCTAAAGGTGGTTATGCTGATTACTCAACATCAAGTTGGGCTCGTAGAGAGCGTCCACTTGTTGATGCAGAAATGAATGCTGTAAACACAAACGGGTTGTTTAATCTAGGTGATTTCCTTCCTAAGAAGCCAGACGAGATTGGCGTAAAGGTAATGCAAGAGATGTTCGAAGCATCTGTTGACGGACAACCTTATGATGCAGATCGTTGGTCACAGTACTTCCGTCCAAGTGGGATGCAAGCACGTACAGGTGATCCAATGAAGGCGGCAAGCCCACAAGCAACCGCAGTAAGTCAAAGTGCTCCAGTAGCACCTACACCGGCACCAGAAGCGGCACCTGCTCCAGTAGCAGAAGCAACTCCTGCGGCACCGGCGACTGAAACTGCACCTGCAGACGGCAATGGCGCACAAGATATTCTAGCAATGATTAGAAATCGTCAAGCACAATAATCAACATAATGTGGGGGATTAATTTCCCCTACACTTTGGCTTAACAAGGAGTAACTATGGCTAAATCGTTCGACGTTAGTAAGTTCCGTAAGGACTTAACTAAAAGCATCTCAGGCATGAGTAGCGGCTTTAATGATCCTACAGATTGGATCTCAACAGGCTCATATGCACTTAACTATCTTATTAGTGGCGACTTCCACAAAGGTGTTCCACTAGGTAAGGTAACTGTATTTGCAGGTGAATCAGGCGCAGGTAAATCTTACTTTTGTTCTGGTAACATTGTAAAACACGCACAAGACCAAGGCATCTTTGTAGTACTAATTGACTCAGAGAATGCACTTGATGAATCGTGGCTACAAGCATTAGATGTAGACACATCAGAAGAAAAACTACTAAAACTTAACATGAGTATGATTGATGATGTTGCTAAAACAGTATCAACATTTGTAGCAGACTATAAAGCAATGCCAGAGGAAGATCGTCCTAAAGTATTATTTGTAGTTGACTCATTAGGTATGTTATTAACACCTACAGACGTAGATCAGTTTAACAAAGGTGATATGAAAGGTGATATGGGTCGTAAGCCTAAGCAATTGACCGCACTTGTTCGTAACACAGTTAACA